CCGCCAGCACCTCTACCACCGGGGCGAACGTGCCGTAGCCGGTCGTCATCTGGGCTGTCACGGCCAAATAAACCGTGGCGCGGTCGCTGCTTATTCCCAGCGCCGGGTTGTAGACATAATGACCGTCTTTCTTATCCATCCGCAGGTTGACATCCGCGCCGGTTGGCAGTGTCCAGGGCTGCCCGCCCTTGTACAGGGCCACGGCCAGCACCGGGAGCGTATCGTCGTACTGTACCAGATGAACCGGCTGCACAACGTCTCGCCGGTCAAAATCCGCCCGCGTCGCCTTGATAAGCGCTGTCTCGGGCGGGCTGTAATTGGCTGCCGCCATTTAAAACCACCTCACTGTATCATTCTTCCGTTGACCAACACATAGCCGTCGCCCGCGCCGTCCACGCCCAGCTGCACCTTCACGTTGCCTTTTGCGTCGCTTATTGCGATAGCGCCGCCGGAATACTGGCCCGCCATTGTGACGTTGGCGATCATGTTATTGGTGTTGCTGGCCGCCGGGCCGTACAGTACAAGTCGGCCCACAGCGTTGTTCGACCCCCACGTGGACATAAATGCGCCCAGGTGCCAGTTGCCGTCATTGGTTTTTCGGTACATTTCAATTCTGGCGTCGTCGATGACGCACTTACTCTCCGACACCGTCGAAGTAAATTTACCGGTGATGTCCACAGAACCGTCCGCGCCGATGTTAAAGTTGTCGCTGTTCACCACCAGCCCACCGTTAAACGTCGTGACGCCCGTGTCCAGATTGGACACGAACTTGCCGTTGGTGGATTGCAGCACGCCGCCCCGGATAAGATTTGCGCTCATCGTCCCGGCTTTAATGAGGTTGGCGCTCAAGCTGCCGGTCGTGATGAAATCGGCGTTGATTGCACCGTCCATCGTGGCGGCCAGCCGATACGGCCCGCCGTAGCCGCTGCTGCTGTAACCCCACCCGGCAAGGTTCCACCGCCAGACCTTGGTTGCCTTTTCAATTTCCGGCTTGTCCATCACAAGGATTTCGTCCGGCTCATCCGCGCCGGTGGAGCTGTGCAGCACCACATAGCCGCCCAGATTGCCGGTGATAAGCTGTGTGGCGCGGTCAATGGCCCGCTCCAGGTCGCTGCGCGTCTTGTTCACGGTCGATTGTACGGTCTTTCCCATGTCGGCCACGGTGTTGGCCAAACTGCTGCGTGCGTCTCCCAACTCCACGCTGTCGTACCGCTCCAGCAGCACGTCATAAACCGTTTTGATGCACCGGGCGTCTGCGCTCACGCCCAGCTTCGCAAACTGCACATGAACGGTATCGCACAGGCAGACCCGCTCCAGCAGGGCCTTGTCGGCATATTCGGCGGTCTGTTCCAGCTGGGCAAAGCTCAATGTCAGGCTCACCTTCGGCACGCCCACTTTGTTGGCGCTGATATAATACAGCGCGGCCTGCCGCAGCTGCGCGGCGGTGGGCTGCTCTTTTATGTCCTGGCTCACGTCCAGCGTCAGCACCCGCACAAAGTCATACTGGCCGTCCGGCACGTTGACCACCGGGTTGCCGGTAATCTGGGTCACGTTGCCATCACTGTCCACCCAGTAGGGATAAACGCCGGTGTAGACTTCAGCGCAGCTTTCCTCCTGGGTCAAGTCGGTCAGGTTCTTGCCGTAGCGGATTGTCACGCCGCGGTCGGTGCCGCGCTGGCTGTGCAGCTTGACGGTGGTGTTGTCCCACTCATACTCGCCGCCGTACACATCCAGCACGCTGCCCTCTACGCCGCCCAGCAGGCTGCGCAGACTGCCCGGCACGGCCACGGCAAAGTCCGCCACGGTCTGGATGTCCGTCCAGAATGTGTAGTCACAACTTACCGCCGCGTGGCTTTTGAGTTGCTGCAAGGCGTCGACTGCGTTCAGCGCCTTACACGGCCCCACCGGGATGCCGCTCAAATCGTAGCTGATGTGCTGCGCGTTGACCGTCACTTGGCCGTTTATAGGGCGGCTGATTTTATAAATGCGGAAATACTGTGCCTCGCTGTATGGGTTCGGCTTTGCCAGAATCAGCCCGCGCAGCGCCAGGCTGCTGTAATGCTGCCCGGTAATGGGATAGACCATTTCAAGCTCAAACGCGCCGTTGCGCTCCTCGGTCACGGTGCAGCGCACAGCATCCCGCAGCACCCCTACGCCGTTGCCCTGCAAGCCGGTCGTGCCGTCATAATATCTCGGATAACTAATAATTTACACCTCCTACAACGTCCACCATCTAGGTGTGATTTCGCACTTGCTAATGCCACCGCTCCAGCTAATTTGTGTAGCTCCTGCCCCCAAAGTAGGAAATTCAGGCGCAGTTACATATTTATTTAAGTTTGTCGCTTCTCTGTAAGCGTCCATCATTTCGCAATCTAGGTACATAGGCCCGGTGTAGCCTGTAATACTTATTTGTGTGCCCCCAACTTGTAATTTAGCATCGCCAGTAACGGTTAGTGCGATAAGCGGCAGGGACGGGAATACAGTGGGATTGTACAGAGAATCACCGCTTTTGACTTCAACAGCATTTTTGCCGTCTTTTAAGTATTTCTGTGGCTTGCAATCCAGCGAAATAGTGAATGGCGCAAGATGGTTTGCCCGGATATCAGTTTCCGGGAAATTAACTACCCGCGCCATTCTATACACATTTGGTTCTTCCTCTGTTTCAAGCCTGCGATAGCTAAAAGTAGTTCCACGCAGAAAAGCTGCAATTGTTGGTAAAGTGTCGCTTACATCAGTGTCCGTAAGCGCAAAGCATTTCGCAGTTGCACTAACATTAGCATAACTTCCATCCCATTCAGTCAAATCTCCGCTGCGTCCAGAAATGGTCGTAGCGGTTACTCTGGGCGTCGGTTGCCCAAAAGAAATTGCATTTTGCAGCCGAATTCCAACATCTAGGCTGCATACGCCGTCTAGCCAAAATTTATTAAGCATATACAGCCGCCTTTCTGTTGCTTTGTGCCTGAAGCTCATACGAAATCTGATTTGCCAGCGCATGTGCCATAGAATTCACATCGGAAAACTGAATACCGTTAATATCGATGTTGATCGTCATGCCGCCAGCCATATTTGCTTCGCCCTTACGGTATGCGGTTGCTTCGTCCGCAGTCAGAACCATTTCGCCGCGATGCAGGTTTGCAACGTAGTTGTTATAGGGAACATAGTCCAGACCGCCTGCGTGGGAGCCGTTTGTCTGCACCGTGCCGGTAAAGCCGGAGACAATGCCGTCTACGAAATTTCCGACCTGTTCTTTCAGCCAGCCGCCCATACTCTTAATACCCTCGAGCAAGTTCTTTGCCGCGTTCACGCCTAAATCAAAGATTTTGCCGGGTAATTCCGCAAGGCCCGTAACAACAGCATCTAGCAAATCTTTTGCTGCTTGCGTTCCTTTGTTTTTTAGCTCAACTGCCCACTCTACGACTTTTTCAATCGTTTTTGTGAGCCACTCTGCAATGTTTCCGGGCAACTGAGTAAAAAACTCAATTACGTTATTCAGGAACGTAGATGCCGCGTCGATTGCGTTGGACTTCATTTGCCCAGCCCATGCAATGACGTTCTCGATCGTGGTAGACAGGAACGTTAAAACGTTGCCGGGGAGTTGCGTAAAGAACTCAACTACGTTTTGCAAGAATTGGGAGCCAGCTTGCCGCGCATTCTCTGCCGTTTCCACCGCCCAAATTACGATGTTTGCAAGCGCCGTGCCGAGAAATACGCCTAAGTTATACGGGAGTTGCGAGAAAAATTCTACAACAGCATTGATAAAATTGCTGCCAGCTTGACGAGCATTCTCTGCTGTTTGTGTCGCCCAATCTGCGACGCTCTGCACGGCGTTTGTCATGAACTCAGATATTTTATCGGGGAGCTGTTGAAACCACTCTATCGCACTGTTAATCGCCTCTGGAACGGTCTCTGTAAAGAATGTAACAACAGTGGTCTTTACGAACTCAAAAATTTCGTTGACTTTATTTCTGAAATCTTCGTTCGTTGCGTACAGAGTGACAAACACGCCAATCAAAGCCGCAATCAGCGTTATTACGATTGCAATCGGGTTAGCTGACATAACGGCGTTTAGTGCAGCCTGCGCAGCCTTGAGTTTGCCTTGCGCCAAAGAAAGCAAATCAATTTTTCCAGTAAGCAGCCCAACGACAACTTCCGACCCTTTGAGCGTGCCATCCAAAGCGCCCTGTGCAACTTCTGAATCAGAAAGCCCCATGCTGAACAGAGATACGGCAACTTTAGCCTCGTCGAAAGCAGTTACCATCTTTTGGATTTTCGTTCCAATTTGCCATCCAGCAATAGCAGTGCCAACCGCGCCAATGGAAGGAGCCAAGGCTTCTATAACAGGGATTACTTCGTTGACCGCCTCTTTGACTTCATCGAAAATATCAAAAATTACACTAAAATCAGAATTTTCGATTGCGCTTGTCAGCGTATTTACTATCGCATCACCAAAAAAAGAAAATAATTCATCAATGATTGGCTGTAACTCGTCTGCCAAAAATCCAAGGCCGTTAAATAGTGCCTCTATCCCTTCTACGACGGTTGGCATCATGCCTTCGATAACAGTGCTGACTACAGGGGCCAACTGTGCACCTATCTCGGTCATGGCGTTGATCAGCGTTGGGACAATTTCTTGAATACGCGGCAAAATGTTTTGAGCAGCAGTAAGAAGACTGTCTACGAAATTATTGATTAGCTGCTGAACATCCTGTTCTGGGTCTGCAATGCCTGTAAGCAGATTTTCCCAGGCGCTCTTCATAGAAGCTGTACTTCCTTGGATGGTAGTTGCAGCTTCTTTGCTGGTTGTTCCCATAATGTCCATGTTTGCCTGTACGACGTGAATCGCCTGTACAATATTCGCATAAGACATACTGGTTGCATCAACCGTCACGCCAAGTTCTGCTTGCGTGTCCTTCATGGCAGCGGCTTCTTTTATCAACCGCTTCATTTCAGCTTGCGTGCCACCATAGCCGAGCTTTAGGTTGTCAAGCATGGTGTAGTTCTGCTTCGCAAAGCCGTTATATGCGTCTTGGATGGAAGAAATATTGGTGCCCATCTTGTTCGCATTATCGGACATATCCGAAATTGCAGTATTCGCCATTTCAGCGGCTTTTTGTGTATCGCCGCCCAAACTTGAAACCAGAGCCGCAGCAAACGATGTTGATGTCTCCATGTACTCGTTTGCAGACAGGCCAACGTTCTTGTACGCGTCCTTTGCATAGCCCTCAATAATACCTGCGCTGTCCTTGTACAAGGTTTCTACGCCACCGACAAGCTGCTCATAGTCTGCGTAACTGCTCAGGGATGCTTTGCCAATATCGAGAGCTGCACCTGCTGCCGATTTGCCAACAGATACAATCGTGCTGCCCACAGCTTTCAGACCATCAAAAACTGCGTTTCCAAGAAACGTTCCGCTGAATACGTCCCAAAAAGATGTTGTTTTGCCGCTTGCATCGTTTAACTGCCGCTCATAATCATCTGTATCAAGACTTAATTTTGCGTTTAGATTAAATACGTCCAACTTTTCACTCCTTTCTTGTTGATTTTTTGTTAGCCATGCTGTATCCTAGCTTTAGGAGGTGTTTTGCTATGGCAAAAGCTAAAAATGCAGTTATCGCAGGAGATTACGTAGGGAAAAAGGTCAATCTTTCTTTTGGTCGGGTTCAACTCGACATGGGATTGATGCCCGCAATCACATTAGACAGAAGCACCGTTGCGGATTATTCTGTTATGGATGAATCTCAGAAGAAGTCTATGTCTTCTGGTGTGATGCGCGGGCTTGTTGGCGGTGCCATTCTTGGGCCTGCTGGTCTCGTGGCTGGCGCAGTCACCGCAAAACAAAAAGGCATTTATCAGATTGCAATTCAGCTGAAAGAAGACCCACAGTGGGTTGCAAGTGGTAAACGCTTTTTAATCGAGGTAGACGATAAAATCTACAAAGCCATTATGACAAACTGCTTCTAAAATGAGCCGCCCTATTTTTGGGGCGGCTCTTCCAGTTTTCTCAGCTTGTTCTTCATGTATTCTTTGATTTCATCCGCTGTTCGTGTTTCTTCTGGTGGCGGGTTGATTATATCCCAGTACCTTTTCGGCTCGCTTTTTGTTTTTATCATGTTTTTTGCAATCGTGATAAGTACATCAGACATATAAACACGATATGCCACTTCATCCGTTTTTTCTTTGATTCGGTATGGCAGTGCCGACATAAACGCACGGGCGCTCAGTTTCGGCATGCTTAAGATTGCGACTATTACGCTTTCTGCGCCGTACCGAAAGATTGTTTGAAAAAATTCACGAAGTCCTCGTCTTTCACAAGCTCGTTAATCTGCGCCAACGTGCTTAAGAGCCCCTGCTTTCCGCATTCTTCTGGGGTGAGGCCGTTAAACAGAGAAAGAATCGCATATACGTCTTCTCTGTGGTCTTTCAAGAAGATAGGAACAAGATTCACAACTCGCGTAAGGCCGAACCTATAGACTTCAATCTGCGTATGTTCCCCTTTGGGAAGCTTGCGTTGAACTTCTGCAATTAGGTTTTTATCGTCGGCCATATTCTGGATATGAGGGGCGGCGATGCACAAAACATCGCATGTCTCGTCGGTAGTCATCTGAGAAAGCAGTCGCATTTTTTATTCCTCCGCATCCAAGCTGTAAAATACCATCGGCATAGTATCCTGATTTTCAATAGAGACATGGCCAGTCAACTCAACAGACAACTGGCCCTTTCCATTTTTGGTTGTCTGCAAGCTAAAACCGCCAGTAGACAGTGCATTTTTTATCTGGATTGCCACACAGCCACCATCTGCGCGGTCACCGACCCACCAAAGATCAGTAAAATCTCTCTGCTTCAGGTCTCGGCGAGGTGTAACAACGTCATTTTTGCTTGCAGCGGTGCTGGTAATGTCAGCCGCGCCCAATGCCAGCTTAATAGCGTTTGCATCCATGCCCAGACTGGTAAAGGACATCTTGCACTCCCAACTATCCAGATGCTTCAGCTCCTTCATGTTGTTCGGGCAGTTGTCGATATCTTCACCAAGATCACTGTAAGTGGGCACACAAGTGGCATTAATGCCGCCAGTGGTAGCGCAGATAATATCTGCATCATCAGGTGCAGCGGGCGAGGTCGGTGTGAATTTTTTCAGCAGAACACCAGCGTCCATCTGCAAGCCATTAAAAGTTTCCTGCGGAATAACGGTAAATTTACCCATATTTTCACCTCAGTTTTTGCATAAAAAATCGGCGGTTACGTTAATGTACCTCCGTTTGATATTTCTGTCCGTATCATCTGCCAATGATTGGCAAAATGGCGAACCTCTTGTAAGCCAGATATAACCATCATCGATTGGTAGCATTTTCCCACCGATGCCCAATGCCTCAGACAATTCCTGCACTTTGGCATTTGGTACGGCCTCAGACGTGGTATAGAACCACATATTAACCGTTAATGACACCGGACTGCCGCCCCATGCGTCAAACACGGCATCATAGGTCAGGAAGGGGAGTACAGCGTCATCCGGCACGGCGTTGCTGGCGTATGCTGTCATAAATTGCCCGAAAAACTGCTGTAATGCAGCGCCCTTTGTCATGTCGGCAATCCCTCCCGCAGCCTTTCAGCAGTAAAACTTTTTAGGCCGTTCAGAATCGGGGAAGCGCTTGCCGGGGCCTGTTTTTCACTTGGGCGGCTGGTAACTCGGAAATATGCCCCTGTCGTCGCGTCCTTATACACGCTGCCGTACTCAATAGGCACATCTTTCCGCACAATTCCGGTATACACGCTGGTTACACCCTGCGCTTCGGCCTGCCGTGCTTCAAGGCTGCTGTCAAACGCAACGTAATTCGCAAACTCTGCGCCATCGCGCCACTCGGTAGCATAGCCGCCCTCGCCGTCAGGCTTTGTCAGCTTGTCCATAATGATGCAGCTGTGCGAAAAATCATCTAAAAGGCTCATAGCTTTCTCCATTTGTTCAGCCTGGACGCAAACACACCCTGCCAGCCCGTCACAGAGCCACCAGAATTGCCATTTGCGCTCGATTTAGTGTAGCTATATCCTGCAAAGCTCTCGCTCTGAAATGGGCTGTTTGCGGCGTTCTCATACTTGTCGCGCCATGCTTCCACATCCTCAACCAGAGAAATAAAGGCAGCAGGCACAGCCAGCGCCCACACAGTCCCGTCAAACGTTTCATCGGTCAAGCTGCCAGCACCGTACTGGTACACGCCATCGTTGAACACGCTCCCTATAATGCGGAAATATTGCCCATCAACTAAAAAAGGCAGCGTAATGCTGCCGTCCTTGATGGTAAATGTGCCGCTGTACGCGCCATCCGGGACCTTAAACCAGTTCCGGCACTCTCGCATCAATTCTTCAAGCATTACGCTGCCCCCTTATTACTTTTTGAACTTTGCCAGCACGACTTTGGCTTCGTTGGTCAGAGCCGCAACGTAAAACTCGTCAGCGGTGATCTCGGTGGAACGGTTACGCGGTTTGCGCTCGGTCTCCACGTTGATGCTGCGCTTGCGGTAAATGGTCAGGGCGGGAACATCGTCCTCAGTCTCGCTGTCCTCGTTCAGCTTGACGATGGGGCATGCGTAGTAGGCGGTAGCAGCAGCCTTGACCTTGTCACCGACAACCAGCGCAGCAGCGCAATGGGGCTGAATCGTGGAAAGATGCTTCTTGGCGGCAGTCTCGGTGGTAGCATCATCGACAATCTCAATAGTGCCGGTGCTGTTGTCCTTCTCGTACTCGATAGAAGGAACCTTGCGAGATGCCACAACGCGGGTGTTGGCAATCTTGCCGATTTCGCCGGTGACAGCAACGCCAGCCTGATACTTGTCAGCGCTGATAAAGTCAGCATCCTTGCGCAGGGTCGCCATCTGCTTGGGGTTGATGAACATGACCTTGTCGCTGTTGATCTCCTCGTTGAACACGTCGATAGCGTCCACAACGCCGCTGTACTTGATAGCGGCAGCAGTGCCGTCATACACCAGCGTAGCGCCCTGCAAGGCTTCCATGCAGTCATTGTCGATTTTGGCAGCGATAGACAGCGCCAGCTGCGCATTGGCCTCGCCCACGGGGTTGCCGTAGCCGGACAGAACAGCTTCATCGGTCAGGCCGACGCCCTTCATGGCCTTCTTGATCTTGTACTTCTTGTCCTTGGTGCTCATTTTGTTGATGTCAACGTCAACGCCCTCTGCAACGTCCTCTGCGTCGCCAATGTAACCGTAAGACGGCACAGTGATGGTATCGCCGGGAACACCAGCAAGGGTGTCATCCACCTTTGCAAAAGGTGCCACGCGGATTTTGTCAGGGATTTTAGCCGAAATCATATCGGCCATGACTTCCGGGTCAATCAGGTCTGCGAGTTTGGTCAAAATAGTATCTGCCATGTGTTAATCTCCTTTGTTGTTTGCAAGCTCGGCATACTGTTCCGGGCTTTCTTTCTTGAGTTTCAGTCGGTCGGCATAGCCCATCTTTTTAAAGGCTTCTGCCGTGATGGAACCACTGCCGCCGTTTCCGGCAGGTGGGTTCGGTGTGTTCGCGCCCTGAGTGCTGGTAGTTACAACAAATTCGCCGTAACCGTCTTTCAAACTGGTTTCAAACTTTGCTGCATCTTTTGCTGCGCCGTTCTCGTCCAGCTCCAAAGCGTCCAGCAGTCCATCTGCCCTTGCCATCTTGGCAACAGTGGCAATCCGTTTATCGGCAATACCGATTTTTTTCAGGGCGGTCTCCAGTGCCTTTTCTTTGGCAGCGGTAGTCTTTTCAGCGGCCACGCTGGTTTTGTAATCCTCAAAAGCCTTGTGCTCGGATTCATACTTTTCCTTGTAACCGTCATCGCCCTTTCCTTTCAGGTCGTCCAGTTCCTTTTGAACGGCGGGAAGTTTTTCCGCATCGGCTTTATAGCGGTCAACGTCCGCCTTCAAACCGTTTACGGTGTCAGTGTGGGCTTCAATAATGGTGTCCTGCTGCTCTTCGGTCAGCCCCATACCTTTCAGCAGCTTGCGAGTAATAGCCAATGTTTTCGCTCCTTTTCTTCGGTGTCAGTTCTTCGACATTCGCGTTTTATTCAAAACAGCAGTACTTCGCTGTTTTTGCGTATAAAAATAGCACCTGCCGCAAATGCGGTAGATGCCAATAAAAAGAGCCGAGAGGCTTATTTGCCTTTCAGCTCTGCTTCGATGATTCTTTTGTACTGTTCGCCGTGCTCGGCAACGGCAGGCTTGATAAAAGGCTTTGCCCGTTGGCCGTGCGTCAAATGCCAATCGCCTTTTGCATCTTGGTACACCCACGGCGTTTGTCTGCCTCCGGGATAATATACGCCGGTGCCGCACTCAACATAAACTGCATACTCGCTATTTGTGCCCACGTAGGCAGCCCGTTCGCCGTTGTCTGCTACTGTATGAGTAATGCTGTTGCGTAGGTTGCCTGTGTCGACAGGGCACAGTTTTTTTGCGTACCCCTCTGCCACAAGCCCACACTTTTCCAGCGCCCGCTGGCAAGCCGCTTCAAGCTCTTTGTAAACTTCAGCGCTGTGGTCTTCAAGTGTGATTTTCATTGCTCAGACTTTCTGCAATAGCCTTTAACGGTGCCAAAATATCATATATGACGTATTCATTATTTCCCATTTTTCAGCCTTTCAAACAAGTCAAAAAGTTTGGGGTCAATTATATCTTTTTCGCCTTTCCAATACGCTGCAAAACTTTCTGCAACGTATTCTTGCCTACTGCTTGTCGCATATGCAGAAATTTTTCCAGAATAATTGTTAAAACTTTCTGTAATATCCACCCCGGATTCTTTTGCGGCCTTCGTAAAAATTTGGTCATCAAGGTAATGGCCAAGCTCATGAATCGTTGTACCGTAGGCATCCGGCTCAAATACATTTGTCCTTCCAGTGTTTTTCAGGGCTTTTAGATAACGCAGCTGCAATGCTGCCGTAGCGTTGCTTTTCCCCTCATTGATCTCTATTGCTTTGTCAATGTTTGGCAATACTTTTTCAAGTAAATCTGCATATTCTTTTTTGTGCGCAGCCATTGTCTTTGCCGACTTTAAATACTTTTTGTTGTAATAGAAATCAGAAAGACCCCATTGATATGCGGCTTCTGCTGTTGTATCTTTGAATCGTTTTTCTCTCGTGTTGAAAGGCACAATATTCCGCAACTTATTCGGCACCGCATATTGTTCAAGCACTTCGGTAAATGCGCGGTTCATTTTATTCGCATATTCGATATCAATGCTACTGTAATCAACCTTTCCGCTATACTTGGTCTTATAACTTTCAACAAATTTGTCGGCGTATTTCTGTGCTTCTTCTATTGTTGTGGCGGGTGTGAATCTTGGCATTTTCGGTTGGTTCTGTTTTTTCCACCCCGCCCACTCTGCATAGGTCATATCTCCCACAAGAACAGATTCCCCCGTTTTGGGGTTTCTGGCGCGTCTGCCGCCGCTGCTTGTATCCTCGCCGTCAACCTCCGCAATCTGGGTACATCGGCAGTTATACACAAGATAGCCCGGCGCGGAAGTGTCGCCAGGGTACATAATCTCGTACCCGTCCACCTTGAACGGCCTGTCAACGTCTACTGTCTGGCCGTCAAGCATTGCGTGTGCGTGGCGTGTGCGGTTGTCCAGCGTTGCCAGCCAGCGCTTTTTGAGCTTTATGCCCATATTCTGCGCTGCGCGGTAAGTATCTAGGCGTCCCGCGTTCTGTGCCCCTGTGACCGCCGTTCGCGCCGTTCTGATAGCGCTCGTGCGGTTCATGTTCTGCATACGGCTTTGCAGGTCGTTTGCCATTCTTGGAATGCTTTTGCCTTGCAAAATGGAGCTTGTGACGCTGGCTGTAATCTGTTGCTTGCCGTACTTCAAATCAATGCCGCGCCGCAATGCACGCTGCGGTGGATAATACGGCATCAAGTCGGGCTGTTCCACAATCAGACGTTTCACTGTCTGTTCATCCCACAGCTTAAAATCTGCTTTGTCGGAAACCTGCTCGATTTTGTAAGCTGCATAATTGCGGTTCAAGCTGTAAATGCCCGGTGTGGCGTCATTGACGTATGCAACAGCCGTTGCATTGGCATCGGTGTATCTTGTTGCCACTTTATCGCGCAGCGCCTTAAAACGCTCCCCGCGCCCTATCTGCGCAAGCCGCCACTGCTTGTATTGCTGCTCGGTGATTTCGCCTGCGTCGAGCTTTTCTTTCATGGCTGCATCACGCTTCTCGAACTGCTCAAAATAGGCTTTCACCGTGTCGGTCAATTCGTCAGCAGCTTCTTTGTACAGCTTTGCGATGCGCTGTTCCAGCTTGGAAAGCTCGGCATCTGTCATTTTGTGAGCATAATCAGGTTTCGCCATTGCCGTTCATTCCTTCTCCCGGCTGGTTCTGCGGCTCGTTAGGTGGCTGGTTGGTAATTGTACGGTCTAGCTCCTCTGCCGCTTTCCGCTTCATCAGCTCCTCGTACTGGTCCGCGTCTCCGAGAATGGTCAATAGCTTGCGCGTGATGTACTCGTCGTCGTAATATTCCGCTCCCAGCAAGACCGTCTGCGCCTCTTCCTGCTTGTTGATGATTTGGTTGCGCGTGTATGTCGGGTCGTCATCAAGCCCGGCAACCGCCAAAATGCCCTTGATGCAGCGCGTCACGCAACTTTCAAACTTGTCCGTTTTCAGGTCGAGTGGCACATAACTGGCCTTGATGGCCGTTGCAGTTTGGTTGCCAGCGCTGACAGCGGCAGAATCAAAGGCCTGAAAGTCCTCGTATAGCTTTTTGGTGAGCATATCAATAGTCGCCTGCGTGCCTTGGAACGGAGCTTCGATGCTCTGTGGCGTGGCTTTTGCGCCCTCGTCACCGTCAGCATGAGCAACGTGTGTAGTTTTAAGTCGCTCCACAAACTTTGCATCGTCAATTTCATCCATGCCGCCGCAGTTTGTCAACACCCAATAGATGAGGTTGCCCTCATCCACATTGTTTACCATGTTGCTGCTGGCAAGGTCTAGCGCGTCAACGGTGTTTTTCCTGCCGCAAAGTTCGCTACGTGCCTGTTCCCCGTTTTTCAGCGGGATAATAGGAAATCTGGGATAATTCTCACCGTCATAGATTTCTGTGCCGTCAATCTCCGAGTACCGAACTTTCAGCTTGTACGGCATCTTCCCGTTTAAACTGCGCACTTCACCGTTACGCGGCTTGATGTAGTCAGTGTAACCGTCCATCTCGTACAGCGTTGCCCGCAGCGGTTTGTCCGGGTCAATCTGCCAGAACCTGATTCCGGCTTTCAGTGCGCCGTCCTCTTCATCGTATAGCGGAACAAACTGCTCCGGCGAAAACACCTGAATATGGTCAAGATTCCAGAATACGAAAGACTGCCCACCAATCAACGCATGGCGGGCAGCATCCATAATATCCTCATCAAACGTGGCGCCAAGCGCCTTTTTTGTGGCGTCTTTGTTAAACGCAACGCCGTTGCCAAGCAAGTAGGAAACTTCCTGATCTACAACAAATCCAAAAAACTTGCTGGCAATCTTGTGGTTTGCTGTGTACATATCGGGATGTGCTTTTCCCTCTAGGTCGTACACCATTTTTTCGTAGCGGTTGATTGTGGGATTTTCGCCCCAATAGTACAGCTTTGCGTCCAGCATGTCCCGCGTCTTTTTCTGGCCTTTAAAATCGTTGATTGTGTCAAACACAAACCCAATGCGGGAACGTTCATCTTCACCGACCGCCACAAAGTCTTGATATGTTCTGATTTTCTTTCACCGCCTATCTGTAAATGCTTTGATACTTCATTGCCGTATTGTCTCCGGCTTTATTTGCTGTGGTTTCCATCGCATAGCGCACAGCGTCAATATGATGGTTGTTCAAATCCGGGTATCCTTCAAGAACTTCCCCCGTCTTGCTGTCTCGCTCGTACTCGTACTCGCTGAATTCCTTTGCTGTGTCCGGGCATCGTTCCGGGTCAATGACAATAGCTTCCCGCATTTGCAGCCATTTTGTGCCATAGCGAACTGATTTCGGTCCTTTGCGGGCAGGGAATGTTTTTACGCCGTACTTGTTATAGTCGGCAATTGATTTTGGCTCGGCGCTATCCGCGCAGACTTTATCCTCACGCGTCAGCCCTTTATCCAAAAGCAACTGCGCCGTGTCTCTGTTGCTGGTTCTACGCCGTGTCAGTTCATCGAAGATGTACAGCGTGCGCCGCGCCGCATCATAGTGCATCGCATTGTATGCCCACGGGTCAGGGTACCAGCCCCAGTCCACGCCGCGCTTGATGCGGTCAAAACCTGCAATCTGTTCATCGGTGATTTTCTCAATGCGCAGATTTTCAAATACCGCCGTGCCGCTGCCGACAACCTCGCCAAGATACTCATGCCTGTATGCTGTTTCGTTTGTGCGTTGCAAGTATTCAGCATCTGCCAGAAACCGTTCTCCGAGCCATTCTACGGGCGTTGTTTTGTAAGTGCTATGATGTATCAGCTTTCCATCGCGGGCTTTCAGTGCGTAGCCGTTTGCCCAGTTCCGCGCCATTGCAGGCGGGTTGAAGCTCTTGAACGTAATGAACCAATCGCCGCCGCGCAAGCAGGACTGCTCCACGTTTCGGATTTGCTCTTCACCGTCAAACTGGTCAAGCTCTTCAAACCAGCAGATGCCGATATAACCAAACGGCACTTTGATTGACTTTACCTTGCCGGGGTCATCAACGCCGAAAAAAAGCACCTTTTGCCCTGTTGGCAAATAGGTGCATTCCATCGGGGAGACCGTGCAGCGAAAATGGTCGTGCAAACCAAGCTCATTTATTGCCCAGACGATTTGTGCATAAACACTTGTGCGCAGCGTGTTGCCGACCTTTCGGAACACTGCCGCGTGGCATTGCGGGTGTGCCCTTAGCTGCAAAATGACTTCAACGCCAATGAAGCTTGACTTTGTGCTGCCACGTCCGCCTTTTGCCACAAACTCTTGAACTTTACCATCTTCAATGTCCCAGAATGGCTTATAAAATGCTGGCGAAATAATATCCTTGATATGTTTATTCTCTTGGCACATCATAAATAATATTCACCGTTCCCGCGCTCTCTTGCTTCGGTTTGTCATCCCATCCAAAATTTGCCCGCAAACTGAACTGTGCGCCGCCGGAACCGTCTTTGTCGTACAATCTTTCTTCGGCGTACTGTTCGCAACGGGTCTTTGCACGCGTAATCGTGTCATTGAACTCTGGTTTATTTTGGTAATTCAAAAGCGCCTGCCTTGATGCAAAACCAAGCGCAAGCGCCAATCCTGTCACAGTAGGCGGCTTTTTATCGTCATAGATGATATAGCCGTTTTTATTTCGCATTGGTTCGCCGTTATCGTCTAAGAACGGCTGTCCTTTGCAGGCTTCAAAGTAGGCATCAATCTTTTCTTGCATTGCCTTTACGCTTCTGTATTTAGGTGGTGCGCCCACCGGATTTTTTCTTGATGCCACTTTATCACCTCGCTTTACAACACAAAAAGCCCACACAATTTGTGTAGGCTTATATCCCCCAAAACCCCTTTGCGCCGGAGGAAAAGCGCGTTCCCGCCCTGTCGGTGTATGCTGTGCCGACCTCACCCGTTGCGGGGAGCAAGTCCGCAACGCTACAGGCGGCATCCAGTGCTTCGCACGTGATGGTACGCCTGCTTTTTTCATCCGCTGCATTTATCCCCGCGTGCGGATTCGCGGTCTCTGCTTTGATGTTATGGGTTTCGGCGATGCGTAACTGCGTCAGTAACGGAGTCCGCACAAGCAGATGCCGGGCAGATTTTTTCAGGCTTTCAAAGTCCCGTTGCGACCTGCCATCGCGCCGCGCTCCTGATCGGCTTGCCGCTTTGCTTACAGCGTTCAGGTTATCTATCGCGTTTTGCCTGCGCCGGGCTTTCGCCGGTGGGAGCGACCCAGCCTTTGCCCTCAGCCGGACTTGAACCGGCACACCAAGGCTCTTGCCATTGAGCTACAAGGGCATATAAAACCCCGCAGGTTGCGCACTGTTAGTAGGCTCGCGGGGGTTGCCTAGCTGGGAACGGAATGCGCTTGCACTAGCCTATTTACCAGCATCATCGGCCTTGGTACTGCACATAGGTCTTGCACCTTTGCCACGCCGTTGCTTCGGAACGCAGCGCCCTTGCCGTATTGACTTGTCAGGCCAAGTTTTCGGCTGGCTATGCAGCATATAAAATGCCGGTCTTTCCCGGCTGCCAGCTATGAAAACAGGAGAATTGAAATGAAAATGGTAAAGAAAGGAGGTTTTCGCTATACCGTAGGCTGCCCCGTTCCTACATCATCCAGCATATCTATAATAGCAGGTTAAAAGTGAACTGGAGTGCACAGATTTTCAATCGCAGCGCGGTGTAATTTCTTTGCCCATCGCTCGGAAATATTTAGATTTATCGCAATTTTCCACCAATACGGTGTGCCGACAATATACCGCTCCCGCAAAACGTCCCTCTGCATTTGGTCTTGCACAGAGTTGATTGCGGTTTCAATTTCTTCCCTTTGCATCTCGGTGTCAATAATCTGCTTGTATAGCGCTTCCTGACGCTCCATGATTCTGCAAACGGCATCCTCGATTTTGTTTTTCCCGCCAGCAGACACCACAACGGGGGATAATGCTTTCGTTGTCGCTGTTGCCCGTTCACGTTCGCTCTGTATCTGCTGGCGCAGCTGCCGTTCATGATTCCTGCTGCGTTGGTATCTCCATAGCCACGCTTTCTTTTGGTTGAATTCTTCTCTGGTCATTGGCTCTCCTTTCTTCCAGTTTCATGCAGCGCGGCAGCGTGCAAATATCGCCATTCTTCCACTCGCACGTCGCGCAAAGATGTTTGCGGGCGTATTCATCGGCTAGCTGTTGTTTAGTCATGGTGTTCCTCCGGCGGGTCTTCTATTCCGCCAAAATGTACAGCAGAGAGTACCAATGTTTTGATTAACTCTTCAATGAATTTTTTGAAGTTAACGCCATCTTCTTCGGCAACGACTGGCATTGTTTTTAGGTCTTTTGTAAGATATTTTGCTCTTTTCACTTTCCATTTTCCGTTCCAGAACTCAACCGAATACCCAGTGGTCGAAGTTCCTGCCGCGCCGGTTTTTACAAAATAGCTTTCACGGCTAACCCAAGGGCTTTTATAGACTTTCATCTTCGTTCACCATCCTTGCACCGCAGAACATGCAATACTTCATACGGCTTGCGCTTGTTCTCCACTCTGTCTCGTGACAAGCAGAACATTCATACTCGTTTTCTCCGCAAACATATCCTCGTTTTATCCAATGCGCCGTAGGCCGCAGGGATTCGGGGTCGATGATAGGTGCTTTCTTGACTTCGTCCACGATGAACTTCATCCCAGCATCGTAACCACGCGCATAGGCCGCTTTCTGTTCAGAAAGGCAATTCCTGCCGCCAGACCATGTGAAATGTGCACCGTCATATTGTAAGATTTCTTTAATGTCAATCAGCCGCGCCGGTTCTTTCGGCTGGCTTGCGCCCGGAATCGGGCAGTCTATTGTTGTGCTCATTTTGATACCCCTTCTACACACGCCATGTCTTTGCGCAGATTTAGAAATTCTGGATTGAGAATACAAGCCGGTGCGACAGCGCCGCCGTTGCACGCACCGTAGTTGTACAGCAGACCATCCGCGTTCACAGTGCGAACGACGCTCGATTCCCCCGCGTCGGAATCCTTATCACCACATCCCAAAGGCGTGGCAGTCCAAATAAATCTGCCTCTGTCGTAGTGTGGGATGAACTCGCGGTACTTACGATACTCGTCGCAAGTCAAGATAAAAACGGCGTCTTTCACCGTTCCATAGGCGCGATCTCCGTTGTCTGCAACAAGGTCAACAATATGTGGCAGCAGACCTTTACCACCAAAAACAACGTTCGCCATATCAGATAGAACCCCGCGCACATTACTGGTGCGGTAGTTATTCCAGTTGCCTTTTTCATCGGTAAATTTATCACTTGGGCAGAACTTTACTTCTTTTACCAACGGCTTTGCCATAATGGCCAACACGCCGCCGTCTGTGTGGTTCGGGTCAAGACATACCCACTCAAAGTTTTTGAACATGAAGTGCTCGCTGGGGCGTAGTGTTGTAATATTAGTCATTATCGGTTACCTCCGTTCTGTGATTCCATAACTTAATCGCATTCTGCTTGTTTTTCATGTGTATAGTCCCGATGCAGCAGTAGTTGCACTGCACTATATAGCTACCGTCATAGTTTTCATATAGCCCGGCTGTAGAACCACAAAATGGGCATCGCTTGAGTTTGATATCAATCGTTACCATTGTCGGTTACCTCCGTGAGCCAGTAGTCTTTGCGACACTCTTCGCATTTATTGTATTTGTGGCAATGTTCATCATCTATTTCTTTTGGCGAGAAGGCGTCTGGGCAAAAAGCAAGAATTCCGTCGTCATCAATTTTCGCATCCGGGAATATCTTCAGCAACTCACTCTGGCGGGTCTTAACGGGGTGGTCTTTCGCCCATTGCTCGACTTTTGAAATTGTTTCCTCAATGCATTCAACCGAATCGTCGTCGAACCCAACCATGCACATTCCTTTTTCCCAAATAGGACATTTCGCGCATCCACTTTGATTTTTGCATAACCTGTTTACCGACTTGACAAATTTAACAACGTCCATAGTCTCACTCCTTACCAATCTGCGTTGATAACAACATAGCTGTTGTCCATTATGGCATCATTTACCAATGCGCTGATATAATCCCAGTGGTACACGTTGGCATTTTCTGCGAACGATGCAAGGTCTTTCGCTTGTTCCAGAGTTAACGTCATATCTTTACCGTACCAGTCGTTATCCGGGATTCTGTCTTCGCACGGCACATAGTAACCGATTTTTTCTAGCCAATCTTTCCATGCGTAGCCGCCCGAATCTTCATGGTCGATCATATCTCCTTTGATAGGTTTTCCGCAGTGCGGACATTTGCCCACATCGTAGCGGCTTACTGTAATATCAAATCCCATTATAATCACTCCTTATCCAGCCCGCGGGCTACATACTGTCCATAGGTCAGGCCCAGGGCGTCGGCTTCGCGGGTACATTGTTCAATCGGTTTTATTCTCTTGATTTCTTTTGGCACAACGATTTTCTTCGGCTTTTCAGCATTTTTAGCAATGCGCCTTTCCCTGCGCCGCTTTAAAACTTTCTCGCGGTTTTTGTGATATGCGGCACGGGCGGCGGCGTTTCCTTTGATGCGCTTGCACTCCTCGCAAAATCGAGTCTGCCGGTTGACATTTACCATAATGTTGCCGCAACACTGGCATGGCTTTGTTACTGTTCGCTTCATGGCAAATCATCATCCTTTGTGACTTCTATTTCGGAACCGTCAGGGAGCTTTCTTGTGCGCTTAAACTCAGATGAATGAGTGCACTGTGCCATAATGTCTTCGCGCTTGATATCCAGCGCCGCCAGCATTTCAAGGGTAGAAAATCCATCAACGTATGTTTCAATTTTCATTTGGTCATCGTCTATCGTATAAATAATCTGAAATCGTTTCATAGCGGTTCCTCCGTTTTAGGGGCATCAATGCCGATGCCCTGTAGTGTTACCTGTGCCCAAAGGTCTGCAAGCTGGTCATTGCGGTACTCATTGTATTTATCAGCAACGGGGCCGGTCATTGCATCCTGAATCCGTTTCATGGTGCGGGGAGAAAGACCGACCTGATAGCACGCCAGCAGGCACAGATAGGTGGCGCGGGTAGCAATGTCATTGCGCTCCTTCATGACGGCCTCCTGCGCACGGCTCTGGATGCCCTGAATTTTAGCTTCTGCATAGGCGTCTATGGCTTTTTGCATTGCCGGGGTAGGGTGTAGTCTTGCTTTCATGTCTTTCAACTCTTTCCTGTTTTGTACAATCCGTATTTTCTGACATCGCGGCGGATTTTAATTCCGCGCTCTGCATCTGCCGCGTCCGCTGCGGAATCTGCAAGCCGCTGTGCGCGGATTTTTTCAAACATGGCCGCATACTCGCCGTAGCGATTGCAAGCGCTGTGGCAGTGAGCATGGCGGTCTGGGCAGTCTTTACAGGGGCTGTTCATCGTCCGACATCTCCTCGATAAAAATTTCGGTGCGGGGGTTTTCTTTGTCGTACATCACGCGGGAACCGTCTGTTGCTGCTACGATGTTGCTGTTGTCATCTTTCAAAATCCTGGCATCAACCAGAATATCCATGATGGCGCTTTCAAGGTTTGTTTTATCTACCCTGTGCCGTGTAGGCATGTAATATAAGCACTTGACATTGTAGCGGCCGTCCAGCGGAATTTTGGGCGCTGGTTTTAAATACATCTTGGCAGTTCTTGCGTACTTCAAGTAGGCTGCGCTTGGCAGAACTTTTGCGTACTTGCCCTTATGGCATACCGGGCAGTATGCGCCAACGTATCCGATGCGGGGGCTGTTCTTTTTGGTGATGGGGGGAAGGCTAATAGTGTACTTGCATCTCATAAACTGCCCCACTGTTCTGCCATTGCGGCGGCGATACCGGGAAAGGTTTTGCTTCGCTCCTTTGCTCTCTCCTTTGGTGGCAATTTCATAGTTTCCATGTGCCACGGATTATCTGTGCCGTTACCGTTTTTGTAGTGAATAATGTCAGGCTCTACTATATCGGTGGGTGTTAGTTTCGGCAGGCCCTTCAGCCATAAACAGGTTGCTTTTCTTGCTGGGTCGCCAAACATATATGGGTGAACGATTTGAGTTGGCTTTTGATACGCTGTTGACATATACCCAATAGGGTTTTCAATAGCAATTCTTGGGGAGTTACATTTAACGAACCGCATAAAGAAATCAGCGGCTTCTTCGCGGTCTTTGTAACGTTGAACCGCTTTTCCGCCATACCGTGAAATATTAAACCAGCGATTCCCGGTAACAGTTAGGTATGTGCACGGCGGGTGTGCAATCAGCAAATCCCACTTGCCTACATCGTGATCCTTGCCGTCCATCGTTACGATTTGTCCCCCCCTCGATTGCTTTTAGGGCATCGCCTAAAATATGCCATTCCGGGTGTCCACCCGATGGTTCCTGGATATCGCAGGAATACGCCTCGTGTCCGCGTTCTCGGAACGCCTTGCAGACTGTCTGCGATTCTTCACAGGCAACTAATACTTTCACAGTACAATCTCCTTTAGTGATGATTTCAATGCGTTTAATAATCAGAACGGCAGGTCGCCCTCATCCTCGATGAGCGCGAAATCGTCATTGGTTCCAGCGGAATAGCTCGGTGCAGCATTTTGCGTTGTGCGCTGTACGCTTTGCGTGCGCTGTGGTGTGGCTGTGGTGCTCTCTGTCGCGTTTTCCGTGCTAGGGCATATACTTTCCTCCTTGCTTTACCCAAAATTCACGTTATTTGCCACGATTTCAACGGCTGTGCGGTTCTGGCCGTTCTTGTCCTGATACTGGCGGGTCTGCAAACGGCCATCAATCACAATAAGCGACCCCTTCTGGAAATACTTGCAGATAAACTCTGCGGTTCTATCCCATGCAACAACGTCGATCCAGTCCGCCTGGCTCTGGCCGTTGGCATCGCGGCGTCCGCGGTCGCAAGCGATACGGAACGAGGCAACGCTTTTGCCGGTCGTAGTCTGACGAAGCTCCGGGTCACGCGCAAGGCGGCCAATGATAGCAACAACATTCAGCATATTTTCACCTCAACATGAAATTTTCTCTTGCGTGCGCTGCCCAAATAATACCTGTTTATATCTCTCCGGAGCCTCGCTGCCAAGTTGTAACACGCCAGCAGCAAACCATTCCGGCAGCGGTATGCCGAGTTCTGTGTACCTGTCCCATGCAAGGCGCATAGACCAGTTATCGGAGACTTTGTATGCGCTGTATTTGACAGCAGCTTCCAGCACCTCGCTTACAGTTGGCTTGAATCGGTGCGTTTTGGAAAGTTCCTGCACAGCCTTCAGCGCGGCATTGTAGGGAATGTCAGAAAGCGATGCCGCCCAAGCTTTCGTAGTTTCCTCGGCGTTCGTTTTGCTGCAAATGTTATCCCAATAGTTCATGGCCAGCGACAGAAGCGCCGCCGTCTGCTGATAAGTCATCTGCCATGCCTCCTTTTGCGATTTCCCACAGCTTTTCCTGTGTGGTTTTCATCTGCTGCCGTTGTGCAGCGCCTTTCTGCTGGCTTCTGGCCTCTTTCTCGGCAAGATACGCCGCGCGTGTGGTAATGTTCTTTTGCAGGCAGTCACGCAAAATTGCCTGCGCATAGCCCCACGAGCGCTTATTGTTGATAGCTGACTGATTGATTGCCTCGCAAACAAGGTCAGGCTCTACCTGCTCCAGATAGCCCACAATGCTATCAAATGCGGCACGAGGAAGTGCGCCAATGTTCTGCTCGTAGCAATCTACGCATTGTTGCCAGCTTTCGCGCGCTTGCGCGGTAGTCGTAGTAGTAATATATTCTATTTTCTGTTTTCTATTTTCTATTTTCTCTTTTTGGTTTTGTTGGGTTTCTTTGGGTTCTTCTGGGTTTTGTTGGGTTTCTTTGGGTTTTCTCGGGCGACCGCCCTTTGAACCGTTCTTCGCCTGCTTTTCCAAGAATTCATGGTCAATATCAATGTTTCGCCGCATTACAGGCCACAGAACACGTTCACTCCCGCTGAACTTTGGCGTTGCTCCGTCTATCTCATAATCGAGCATTGCACGCACCAAACGCCCTACCTCAGCGTCACTGAGCGTCTCAAAATAGCATCTGTAATCGAGCCATAATTTGATATAGGCTGTTTTATCCATATTCAGTTGTCCTTTTCTTGATGGCAGTGCATATAGATGTATTCGGAATGCGCTGTCATATTCTGGTATAGCCAATCATCGGCTTTCTCTTTACTTAGATGCTCACGCATCACGCGCTTTTCATACACATACTCGCCGTTGATTTTCTTCTCGGCTATGCGGTCTTTGATGTCCGCTTCTGTGTAGTTGGCTTCGACGAGATAGAGATTATAGCCTTTGGCTGTTATGCCGTTCAGATTGCTCGTGTCGGTAGCATAAAACAATCTTTCAACGGGAGGCTGCGGCAGCTCTATATGCCAGCAGCAATTTTGTACATCATGCTTTGTTTCCTGCGCCTTAATTCTGCATAGATTCTTGTAGTTGTACCAGCGTTCTGTTCGTATCACGTCAATCTGGCTCATTTTAACGCCAGCATTCACGAGGGCTGCACATAACCAAACACAACACGCAAAACGCAATGTAGGCCGCTCTCTGGCAAGCCTGCGCAGCGTGGCGGGGTTGAAGTGGTCGCCGTGGATGTGTGTGAGCAATACGAGCTTCAAGCTTTTGTAATCGTCTGTCAGCTGAGAAAATGGAACGCCGCAATCAATCAGTATTGAATTTTGAATGAGTACGGCGTTCCCTTGGCTCCCAGTTGAAATTATCTTGCAGTCCATCTCACAGGCTGCTCAAGTCGATTTTCTTCGGCTCGGCAGCAGTGGTCTGGGCTTCAAGGCGGACGTCATTTGCGGACGCGACGCGCTCTGCAATAAGCTGGCCGTCGTTGTCATGCGTGATGGTATCGTCATGTTCGAGTGCCGTTTGAATGTCAATACTCATAACGCCCCAGCGGGAAATCAGCTGCCGTAGCATGGTTTTCTTCGCCATATCATCGAAGTTCTTGTACCAGAACGAGCTGTACCTCCACATTTCGCTCTGCGGAACTTTACCGGCCAGCAGGTCTTCATAGCCTTTACGGCTGAAAGCCGGGCTGTAGGTGTCTGCATGGGTCATCATCTTTTCTTTGCTCCAATACAGAACCTTGCGGAAACCGTTCATGTACTCAAAATAAGCCATGTAGCCAACAGTCGGAAGTGCATCACGCACATCGTCATCCTCAATAAATTTGAAACGCGCCTTGCCGGTATCCGGGTCTTTGCCCATGTACTCGCCCTGCTTGATAACCATAACGTCAAGGTCTTTGTACTGCCCACTGCGTAAAGCAAGCTGTACATAACCTTTATAACCAAGCACAAACTGCGCCGTCGTGGTCTGCTGCCGTTTGTTCTTAAACGGTACGAGGTAGTACTGTCCAAGCTGCGGGGAAGGGGAGAGCTTCAAGCTCTCGCCCAGCAGCGCACCGGCAAGAATCGTACCGGCGTCGCATTCCTGCAAAGCGGGGTTCACAGCAACCGCGCTTGTGATGCTGGCGGTAAAGCTTCGTGCGCGGTCTGGGTCTCGCAGCGTGTTGTTGATTAAGTTTTGGTAGCTCTGCGTAGTGATCATTACGCTGAACTTCGGCTTCTGTGCCAACTGCTGATTAGATGTCGTCATAGCTCATACCCTCCTGTAAGATGAACTGTTTCAGTTTCTTCAACTGTTCGATGGTGCCGCGAACGGCGAACTTTACTTCATAGACGGCAGGCTGTGTTTCCTCCGGCTCCTGCACGGCTGCGGGCTGTTCTTCCTCAGGTGCAGATACCTCTTCAACAGGCGGCGCGGCGTCCTGCTGCGCTTCTTCGATGGCCTGCTGTACCTTTTCTTCTGCTGCATGCTGCTGTTCCAGTGCCGCGCGGCGCTCGGCGACACGCTGCTTTTGAAGTTCGATCATGGCGTGTCTGGCGCGAACTGTACTCAACGCCAGCGCAACATTCAGCGATTTCTTATATTCAACCAGCAACTCTGCGGCGTCCTCATGGCGGGAAAGTTCCTTCACCTCTTCGGCGATTTTAAGCACCGTTGCAGTCAACGCCGTTTTCACGCCGTTCACACTGGTCGAAAGCCCGATTTTCAAATTCATCTGCTCAAAGCGCAGCCACGGCAGGTTGTTCGCCTTGCAAAGCTCTGCGAAGTAGCTCTGAATTTCCTTTACCTTGTCAGCTTTCAAGCCAGTCTCGACCTCGTCAACGCGGCGCTTCAACTCGGCATCGGCCTTTTTATACGGGTCTGCGATGCACTGCTTGTACACTTCCTCGAAGCGGTTGTACGGCTCCATGATGGCTTCTTTGACTCGTTTGCGCTGTTCTTCCATCGCTGCAAACTCTTTGCCCAGTTCCGCGCGGATTTTCTTCACGTCGCTGCGCGTTTCTTCCGTGCAAACAAGCTGCATCGCGTTCTTCGTGCGGGTCTCTACATCGGCTTTAACCAGCTGAAGATGCTCTTCGATAATGGGCAACTGCTTCAGCGTGATTACCTGTAATTTCGTTTCCATTTGTCAAACCTCCATGTATTCGAATCTGCGCATGCTCTGGCTCATCCCTGTTTCAGCGGAAAGCGTAAGGTCTCGCATCTGCTGATATTTGATGAAGTCTGGCGTAGAGCGGTCATGTATAATCTGTTGCATAGCCTGAAAGTGTTTCTGGTATTTATCAGGGGCGTTGTCCTTGAATGCGGTTCTCATTCTCTCGCAAGTCATCTTTATCCCTCTGCTGCAACCGCAATCGGGATGCCGAGCGCGGTCAAAACTGTCTTAACGTCTAAGTCATCGTAGCGGTAAATCGCGCCGTCGATGTCTACAATCTCGTCGCCCTCGTAGTACGGTACGCCGTCAGCGTCCGTTCCAATCGGTTCATCATCATAGGGCGGGAAGGGGTTATCTTGATGCCCCCAGAAGCTGGTCATTCGTCGGCATCCTGTTTTTCTTCCTCATCAGAAAAATGCAGCTCCATCAAGTCGGCAATCGCAAGGTACTCTTTGGCGTATTTGCTGACGCCGTGGGTTTTCTTGACGATCTCACGGAACTGCGCCAAATCACCATAAAAGCAACCGCACTGTACGCGGAGAATTTTATCCTTGCAGCGGAAAAATGTGGTCGCGCGGAAATATCGACCAAAGCCTGTAACGACGGCAAAGTCTGCATTGCCGGAAACCCGCGCATCGCCGGAAACCTGCGCATTGCCGTAGACCCACGCATTGCCGTAGACCAACGCATTGCCGGAAACCCGCGCATCGCCGGAGACCTGCGCATTGCCGGAAACC